ATAGTTTTTTAAGGCAAAGCGACTCTCGTATGCCTCTGTTCCAAGAACGGAAGTCTACGGTTAGTTTTGGAAATCGTTCATAATTTTAGGAGAATTATATGGCTTATCCTACAGTAGCAGGTCCATACGGACTAAAGCCAGTTAACTTGATTGGTGGTCGTGTATATGCTGGTTCTACTCGCATGTTCCCTATCGTCAATGGCTATGCAACTAGTTTGTACAACGGTGACGTTGTAACAATTGGTTCAAGTGCAAGTAATACTGGTACATTAATTGCAACAACTTTAGCTTACAACACAACTACTGCTGAAACTGGTACGATTGGTGTTTTTGTTGGTTGTGAATATTCAACAACTGGCGGCCCAATTTATGGTAAGAATCGTTACCAATATTGGCAAGGTGCTACATCAGCTCCTGACGCTATTGGTTATGTTGTTGATGATCCACAAGCTGTGTTCCAAACTGTAGTGTTATCTAGCACAGGTAGCTCAACATCTGGTTCAACAACTATCCAGTACATTAACCCAGCTTTCGTTGGTTCTAATGCTTATTACATTGGTAACGCACAAGGAAATACTGGTTCTACAACAACAGGTGATTCATATGCTGGTATCGCTGTAGCAACTGCTGCAACTAGTACTTCTGCTATTACTCCTGTAACTGCAACTGCACCATTCAAGATTGTTCAAGTTGTAACTGCATCAGCTGTTACTGTGACACAAAATGCTACAACATCTAGCACAACTGTTACTTTATCTGCTGCAAATACACAGATCCTTCCTGGTATGGTCATTTCAGGTCCTGGTATTAACCCAGGTAGCAATACCTATGTAACAACAGTAAACGGCACAACTGTGACGATCAACAAAGCTGTAACAACAGCCCAGTCGACTGCAACACAGTATTCATTCACAGGCTATCCAGAAGCGTTGGTAACTTGGAACGCAGGTTTCCATAGTTATTTCAACTCAACTGGTGTTTAATTAAGGAGCATTTAAATGGCTATTTCTCGTGCACAACTATTAAAAGAGCTATTACCTGGATTAAACGCTTTGTTTGGTCTTGAATATGCTCGTTACGGTGAAGAACATAAAGAAGTTTATGAAATCGAAACTTCTGAGCGTTCTTTTGAAGAAGAAACAAAACTGTCAGGCTTCTCAGCTGCTCCAGTCAAAAACGAAGGTCAAGCCATCGCTTATGACAACGGACAAGAGGCTTGGACAGCTCGTTATAACCACGAAACTATCGCTCTTGGTTTCAGCTTAACTGAAGAGGCAATCGAAGATAACTTGTACGATTCTCTCTCTGGTCGCTATACCAAAGCTTTGGCTCGTGCAATGGCTTACACCAAACAGGTTAAAGCTGCTGCTGTATTAAACAACGGTTTTAATAGCCAGTTCACTTATGGTGACGGTCAGCCTTTGTTCTCTACTGCACACCCATTAATCTCTGGTGGTGTTAACGCCAACACTCCATCAACTCCTGCTGACTTGAACGAAACTGCACTTGAAAATGCTGTTATTCAAATCGCTGCATGGACTGATGAGCGTGGTTTATTAATTGCTGCAAAACCGAAGAAGTTGATTGTTCCACCTGCACTCCAGTTCGTAGCAACTCGTTTGTTAGATACTGAACTTCGTGTTGGTACAAACAACAACGACATCAACGCAATTAAGAACAACGGTTCTGTTCCAGAAGGTTATGCAATTAACCACTTCTTGACAGCAACTAATGCATGGTTCTTGACTACTGATGTTCCTAACGGTCTTAAGATGTTCGTAAGAACACCTTTACAGAACTCAATGGATGGTGACTTCGATACAGGTAACGTACGTTACAAGTCTCGTGAGCGTTATTCTTTTGGTGTCTCTGATCCATTAGGTATTTACGGTTCTTACTAAGGTTATTTCCTTCGTGAGAGGACTTGTCCCCAGCCTAAAAACTGGGGATTTTTTTATAAAAAAGATTGCACAAATTTATAGAAGTAGTAAACTAATGATTACTGGGTGATTAACTATTCCACCACTGCCCCAGCAGACGATGCAACGATCGGAATAGCAACTTTTGCATAAGGAAATTTGTCATGGCACGTTCTACATTTAATGGACCAATCCTATCTGGTGCTAACCGTTTTGGTCCTGTTCGTGATGTTGGTTATACCGACCTCGTTCAAACAGCTCTTTTAGACTTTTCAGTAACTGCACCTGGTGCTAACTATGGTGGTGGTTCTGGTCAATTTGTAGCTTCAAATAACATCCCAAACAGTAATGCTGTTATTTACACCCCACAAAACGGTGTATTTAGCAACACTGGTCCTACAGCAGCATCTGCTCCTACAGCTGATGCAACCAATACTGTTTATCGTGGCGTAGTTTTCTACTTGCCATACAGCTGTAATATCACTGACGTTATCCTTGATGTTGGCACAATTCCAAAAGACAACGCTGGTACTCCAGTGGCTGTAAGTGCAATTCAACCATATGTTTCTAATAACTTTGCAACTTCTACTGGTGTGTATGCAACATTTGCTAACATTTCTAGCCCATCTGCACAGCGTTACACAGCAACATTTGTAGGCTCACAGTTAACCAATAGCAATGCAACTTTGCAAGACTTCCAAAACTTGCAAGCAGGTCAAGAACCAGCATGGTTTACCCAAATAGTTGTGACATTAAAAATGACAACAACCTCAGCTGGTTTGTCTTCAGGTCAAGTTGAAGTAACTTTACGTTACAACCAAAATGACATGAACATTGGTAATGCGACAACTTACCCATACGGTAACTTTGACTAATTAATCCGATAGGGGGCTACGGTCCCCTTTTTAAAATTTTAGGAGATTAATATGGCACAAAGCCCAAATGGAATACCAAGTACCAATAATTCGGTAATGTCTATCACTCGTTCTGCGAGAACAGAGCCATTTGATTTACAAGTTTCTCGTGGTCAGATTGCTGGGCATCAAACATTAAGTCTATTTGGATATCAATCTGCAGTAGGTAATACACAAATTCCTGTTTGGGAAAATGCTACTACTTATACATATCCAGCTTCAGCTGCAACTGTAACTGTGGCTAGTTCTTCAACAGCCGATGTAGCTCCAGCAGCCGTACAAATTAATGGACTTGATGCAAACTTTAATCCAATATCTGAAATAATTGTTTTAACTGGTCAAACAGGTGTTGTTAGTTCTAATAAATATTTGCGTGTAAACAGCATGATTATGGTTGGAGTTGCTTCTGGTCAGACTTCAAATGCTGGAACAATTACAGCTAAAAATGCTGGTGCAACTGCTACTTATGCACAGATTAATACTGGCATTGGTAAGTCACAAAGCACAATCTATACCGTGCCAGCAGGATTTTCATTCTATTTAGACTTTGCTGAAGTTAATACATCAAATAGCTATACATCATCAAATATTGTTACTTATTCTGTACAAGCAATTAATAACGTAACTGGCGTGAAATTAAATGTTTTACAACAGCCATTTGTTTCTATTTACACAGCCAATAGATCTTCTGATCCGTTTATTTATACAGAAAAAACGGATATTCAATGGCAGTTAGTAACAAGTACAGCAACGACTATTGCAGCTGGCGTTATTATTGCTGGCAAACTAATTTCTAATGGTATCTAATCATGGCTACGACACCAGCTTGGCAACGTAAAGAAGGTAAAAATCCTAGTGGCGGCTTAAATGCCAAAGGAAGAGCTTCTTATAACAAAGAGCATGGTGCACATTTAAAAGCTCCACAACCAGAAGGCGGATCACGGAAGAAATCTTTTTGTGCTCGCATGGAAGGCATGAAAAAAAGATTGACCAGTGCGGAAACTGCAAATGATCCTAATTCAAGAATCAACAAAAGTTTAAGGAAGTGGAAATGTTAAATGATGCAATCATGCCATTTTGGAATGCAGTATTAACTATACTTATTGCAATCGTTGGTTTTATAATGAAAGAAAAATTTCAGGAGTTAAATCGTTTAAGTATTTTATTAAACAAGACTCGTGAAGAAGTTGCTCGTGATACAGTAACACAAGCTGAATTAAGTAAGATTATGGACCACATCGATACGAGATTTAATCGTTTGGAAGATAAAATTAACGAATTAATACGAGGTAGTAATGCCAAGTCATAGTAAAAAACAGCATGATTTTATGGAGGCAATAGCCCATTCCAAGGCGTTTGCTGATAAGGTTCACATTCCACAAAGGGTGGGGCGTGATTTTGTAGAAGCCGATAAAGGCAAACATTTTAAAAAAGGTGGAATCAATATGGCAACGATGAAAAAACGTAGTGTGAACCCAGCGATGGCAATGATGGCAGCAAGAGCAATGGGAAATCCCCCAGCTCCAATGGCTCCTCCAGCACCTCCAATGGGTGCTCCAATGGCTGGTGGAATGAAACATGGTGGCTTATCTAAAGCTCATCATAAGCATTTAGCTCATCACCATTTAGCAATGGCTGAACATCATATGGCTCAACATGAAGGTCATCATAAAATGAAAAAAATGGCTCACGGTGGTGCAACTCATCACGAAAGTGAAAAGATGCATGAAATGAACCAGGCTAAAGAACTTAGACGTATTGCTAAAGAAGAAGAGCATGAAGCTAAAATGATGAAGCATGGTGGTAAAGCTCACATGAAAAAAATGGCTCACGGTGGTAAAGCTGAGTCAATGGGTCCTCGTACTATGAAAGAAGACGTTGAAAAAGGTTCTAATAAACATGATCGTTTTGGTGAGTCTAAAGTTGAAAAACATGGTCACACAGAAGATCGTCATCCTAAGATGAAAGGTAATACTATTGGAGATGGTCCATTAGTCAATACCAAAAAACATGGTGGTCATGTAAAGAAGATGGCTCATGGTGGATCTACATCACATCGTGCTGATGGTATCGCTATGCGTGGTCATACTAAGACTAAATATTGTTAAGGAGAAATTGATGAAACCACATTTAACCAAAGAACACATGGAGCCAGAATCAGGTCCAGATATGAAACGTCATGATGAGTTCATTTCTGAACATGAGACTGAATCTCATAAACATCACAAGCATCATTTTAAAAAGCATGCAGAACATCATCACCATCACATGGATCATGTTGAAAAAATGTGTTGGGGTGGTAAGGCTCACAAATGAGAGCCAGTCGTGGTATGGGAGCTATGAACCCATCCAAGATGCCAACTAAAAAGGTTATTCACAGAAAGGATAACCCTGATGCTGTTGCTATGTATGCAAAAGGTGGCGAGGTATGGGATAAGCCAAGACCGAAAAGTTTAGGTAAACCTAAAAAGTTAAGTTCAGCAAAAAAGGCATCGGCAAAAGCTATGGCTAAAGCTGCTGGTAGACCTTATCCTAATTTAGTCGATAACATGAGAGCTGCGAGGAAAAAATGAATTTATTTGAAAAAGCAATTGCATTTGTAAGAAGTGTTGGACATCGTTCTGAAGAACACAATTTAATTAATGATTTTGTTAATTATGTTGGCAAAGAAGTGTCTATTGTTGAAAACTTTTTAAAGTCAAAACAATTAGATGCGGATGATCAAGCTAGAGCTGTTGTGTCTAACTTTGTTGCAGAAATTGCACCAGTAGATCCAACACCAGTTTTAGTTGCTCCTCCTCCTGTTGTTCCAGAAGCTGCTCCAGAAGTTGCACTAGAGGCTACTCCAACCCCACCAGCTGCGAGTTAATCATGGCTGAAAAATGGATACAGAACGCAATACACAGAGCTGGTGCGTTGCGTAAATCTTTGGGTGTTAAAGAAGGACATACCATTCCAGAGAAAAAGCTCGAAGCTGCTGCTAAAAAACCTGGCAAGTTAGGACAACGTGCAAGGTTAGCAGAAACACTTAGAAAAATGCATAAATGACTACTACAGGCACCTCCGTATTTGATTTAAACATGAACGAACTCATTGAAGAGGCGTTCGAACGGTGCGGTGCTGAGTTAAGAAGTGGTTATGATTTTAGAACTGCAAGACGTTCTTTAAACATATTAACTGTTGAATGGGCAAATAGAGGTATTAATTTATGGACTGTAGAAGAGGGACAAATTCCCATGAATACAGGTCAGATTACTTATCCTTTGCCAATTGATACGATTGATTTATTAAGCCAAGTGATTCGTACTGGTACTTTGCAAAATCAAATTGATATTAATATTAGCCGTATATCGGAAGATACTTATTCAACATTGCCTAATAAACTGGCACAAGGTAGACCAATTCAAGTATGGATCAATCGCCAATCTGGGCAAGTTAATCCAACATCTTATACTTTGGTTGGAAATGGTTCTAATGGTAATGGTGGTATATCATCAACAGATACGACTATTCAGCTTACTCCATCTGATTTAACAGGATTAGCTGCAACTGGATATATCAAGATAGATAATGAAATTATTTATTATCCAAACGTATCTACAACTGCTGCACAGCTTATAAATTGTTATCGTGGACAAGCAGGTACAACTGCTTCTGCACATGCCTATAACGCCCCTATAAGCGTTACAAACCTACCTTGTATTAATGTCTGGCCTACACCAAATTCACCAGGCAGTCAGTATACATTTGTATATTGGAGATTGCGTAGAATGCAAGATGCTGGAACTGGAACGGCAACAAATGATATACCATTTCGATTTATATCTGCGATGGTTGCTGGACTGGCTTATTACTTATCTCAGAAAATTACTGGGGTAGATCCTGCTCGTATAGCGATGTTAAAAGCTGATTATATGGAACAATGGACATTAGCATCTGATGAAGACAGAGAAAAAGCTGCTATTCGTTTTGTTCCAAGAATGGGATTCTATGGTGGCGGAAATAGATAATGGCAGAATTGAAATTAACACCTCAAGAAAAAAATATTGTTCAATATCATAGGGATAATATTGCATTTAACAATGTTGGCACTGGTCCAGAGGGTGAGCCTGTAACTGTTTATAGTACTGGTGTGACAATGGATAGCGGTCCATATAAAGGCAAATCAGCCCTTGTTCCTGGCTACATCCAAGGAAAACAATATGAAGATGCTGATTTAATTAGAGATTATTTTAGAAGAGATATTAATAAAGGTAAGTATCCAATTTACGATACGCCTGAAGAGGGTGACAAAAGAGCCAAAGAAATACATTCAATTATGGATCAAGAAGTTGAGGCTGCTGAAAAAGCTGGTCGAGCATCAAAGTCTCAGCAATATAAAAAAGGTGGCATAGTTGAAGACAAATATCGTAGTAAAAAATTGGTCAAAGGATTTGATGGCCAGAAAACAAGTTTGGATAGAATATTTAACGGCACAGTTGTGCGTGGTCATGGAATTGAAACTAAAGGTAGGACTAAAGGTAGGATAGTTTAATGCCAAGTAAGTATTCATCAGGTAAGTATGCAATTGCCGAATGTGACCGATGTGGTCAACGATATTTGCTGAAAGAATTAAAAAAAGAAATTATTAAAACCAAGTTATTTAATATTAAAGTTTGTCCTGAGTGTTGGGATCCAGATCATCCACAGTTGAGTTTAGGTTTATATCCTGTAAATGATCCACAAGCTGTGCGTGAACCAAGACCTGATGTAAGTTATCAAGCAAGTGGAACAACTGGACTATTTACGAATCCATATGATCCAAATGTTAATAATGTTGATAATCTTGGTTATGTAAATGATGGTAGTAGACAAACGCAATGGGGTTGGAATCCAGTTGGAGGGGCTAGTTATTTTACAGATGCATTTGTTCCCAATGACTTGAATTTAGTGATTACAATAGGTAAAGTAACGATATTAACAACTTAGGAGTTAACATGGATAAGAAACAAGTGGTGAAGATTGCTGATAAAGAAGCTGCAAAAGAAGTTCATAAACATGAACATCATATGCACAAAGGTAAGCCAGTTACTAAAATGGCTAAAGGTGGAGTGACAGGCAAGGCGATGAAAGCAGTAGGTCGCAATTTAGCTCGTGCTCATAATCAAAAAGCAGGGAGCAAATAATGGCTACTCAAGTTAAACCAACTACTAAAAATAGTCCAAAGATTACGATTGGTAAAAATAAATTTGCTGAACCAGCAGAGGCATATGCCAATCCACATACCAATAAAGAAAAGCATATTACTGGTCAAGAAGTTATGGATCGTGGAACTTATGCTCGTGAAAAAGCTGCCAAAGATGTAAACATCAAAGATCCTATTAAGGGTGGAGTAAGTTACGGCATGGCAGTAGAAAAAAAAGATGGTATTGAAATGCGTGGAGCTGGTGCAGCAACTAAAGGAAAAATGAGTAGAGGGCCAATGGCGTGAACTACGAGCAGCTCTTTAACACGATACAAGCGTATTCTCAAAATACGGAGTCTACGTTTGTTGCTTACATTCCTACATTTATTCAGGAATGTGAAGAGCGTGTTTATAACTCAGTTCAGTTTCCATCATTACGGAAGAATGTAACAGGTAGTTTAACGGCAAGTAATCCTTATTTATCTTTACCAAACGATTATTTGGCTACATTTTCTCTGGCAATTATTAATCCAACAACAGGTAATTATTCTTATCTTTTGAATAAAGATGTGAATTATATTCGTGAGGCTTATCCCAATCCTAATTCAACTGGAACTCCATTTCATTATGCTTTATTTGGTAATCAATTTTCTAATCCTAATGAGTTGTCGTTGATTATTGGACCAACACCTGATATGTCTTATGGTGCTGAATTGCATTATTTTTATTATCCAGCATCAATTGTTCAAGGAATTATTTTAAGCATAGCATTAACAAGTGCTGGAGCTAACTACATACCAGGATTTTATCCTAATGTTCCTTTTCAATATTATTCTACAAGTGGTAATCAGTCTGGCGTAGGTGGATATGGTGATGTATTAGTAGGAACAAACGGATCAATTATTTCTGTTCAATTACAAAATGGCGGTAGTTTTTACAATGCTAGTGATGTATTAACAGTCAATACTACTTATTTAGGTGGTAGTTCTACTGCATCTGGATTTAGTTTTAATGTGGTAACAGTTAATAATTCTAATGGTCAAAGTTGGTTAGGTGATAACTTTGATCCAGTTCTTTTATATGGATCTATGCGAGAGGCTATGATCTTTATGAAAGGTGAACAAGATATGGTTAAATATTATGAAGACAAATATCAAGAAGCTCTTCAATTAGCCATTCGTCTTGGTAATGGTATGGAGCGTGGTGATGCGTACAGGGATGGAATGACTAAATTAAATACTAATTTAAAAGGCAATGTGGTTTTATGAGAACATGTAAAAAATGCCTAGAAAATAAAGAATTGGTGGATTTTAAAAAACACTCTAACGGATATCGCCATGTGTGTAAAAAATGCCAGTACATAATGGAAATAACAAATCCTGTTGCATACGCAAATAGAATTGCACGTATGAAACGATACAGGGATTCAGAACGTGGAAAAGAAAATGCAAAACATTATGATTCTTCACCTAAAGGTAAAGAAAATAGAAAAAATGCAATTAAAAAATATGAAAAAACACTTGCTGGATATTTAGTTAAACGTACTACAGTAGCAAAAAGAAGAGCTGCAAGAATACAACGTACACCAAAATGGTTAACTGAATTTGATAAATTAAAAATAAAATGCATTCATTCTGTTGCTACCATGTTAACTCGTGTAAATAATGAACCTTGGCATGTTGACCATATAATACCTTTACAGGGTGAGTTTGTTTCTGGTTTGCATGTTCCTGGCAATTTACAAGTAATGCGTGGTGTAGATAATTCAAGCAAAAGAAATTTATTTAAGGTCATTGTATGATAGTTCAAACATCATGCACAGTTTTTCAACAAAACCTTTTAAGTGGTTTAGAGAACTTTTCTGTTTCTAGCCCATATACTTATAAGATTGCTTTATATAATGCCAATGCTAATTTAGGGCAGTCTACAGCGGCATATACAACAGTTAATGAGGTAGTTGGAACTGGTTATATAGCTGGTGGAAATATTTTAGTTATTTCAACATTTCCAACACAGAATACACAATATAATGTAAGTTATGTATCGTTTAATAATGCAGTTTGGAACCCAGCATCCTTTACTACAAGAGGAGCATTAATTTATAATGCAACTACAGGAGCAGCGTGTTTTGTGTTGAATTTTGGATCAGATAAAACTTGCACAACTAGTTTTACAGTACAGTTTCCAACAGCTTCATACAATAGTGCAATATTAACGATTGGAACCAATACAGGCAGTCTTAACTATAGCAGTCCAGATTAGGAGAAATTATGACAAACGAATTAGCAAGCTGCGGTGATAACGCTGTAGCAACCTTACAAGCAAATGTAACTATTCCTGAAGGAATGGGTGTGGAAGGACATTACCACGTTGAGTGCCGTGATGCAAACGGTAACTTAAAGTGGACAGAAGAGTTTCCTAACTTAGTCGTAGCCGTAGGTAAACAGTTGATGTTGGATACTTTATTAAGAACATCAGGAACATATACGACAGTTGGACCGTTTCTTGGCTTGATTGGTAACAGTACAACATTTGCTGCTACCGATACGATGGCTTCACATACATGGACAGAGTTTGTTAATTACACAGTTGGTGGTTCAGCAGTTCGTGGAACAGCAGTATTTGGTGCGTCTACATCTACAGGCTCAACACCATCTAACGTGACAACATCTTCAGCAACAGCGATTACTTATACAATTACTGGTGGTGGCGGAACAGTTTATGGATGTTTCTTGGTAACAGGAACAGGAGCTGTTAGTACACAAAGTTCAACGGCTGGTACACTATATTCAGAAGGTAATTTTGCAGTTGCTAAAGCAGTTACGGCAGGTGATACTGTTTCTGTAAGTTACAGTACTACCGCAACTTCTTGATTTTAAACAGATTTTTAGGAGCGTCATATGGCGTTGACATTAAAAGACCGTGTTTTAGAAACAGCAGCAGCACCAGGTACAGGAGCGGTTACGCTATTAGGTGCGGTAACAGGCTATCAAACTTTTTCTGCTGCGATAGGTAATGGTAATACTTGTTACTACACAATTGCTGACCAGTCTGGTGCGAACTGGGAGGTGGGTCTGGGCACTTACGCTTCCGCAGGAAATACATTAACTCGTACAACGGTCTTATCGTCATCTAATGCTGGCTCTACTGTTAACTTTGCTTCAGGTACACAGAACGTATTTGTAACTTATCCTAGCGAGAAGGCGGTTTATTTAGACGCATCAGGAAACGTACAACCATCTTTAGGAACAGCAACATTTACTTCTATTACTGATTCAGCTTTAACAAGTGGTCGAGTAACCTATGCTGGCACAAGTGGATTATTACAAGATAGTGCTAATTTAACATTTAATGGCACAACCTTAACAACTACATTTGACGCATCTATTCATGGTCTTACTGTTGGATTAGGTGGTGGTAGTGTTAGTGGTAGTTCGGCTGTTGGTAGTGGAGCATTAGCATCAAATTCATCAGGACAATATAATTCTGCATTTGGTTTAAATGCTTTAACAACAAATACTACAGGTGGTTCTAATACTGCTATAGGTGTTGGTGCTTTACAATTAAGCACTACAGCTAATTACAATACGGCAATGGGTTATCAGGCTTTGTATAGCAATACTACTCAATCGTATAGTACAGCAGTAGGATGGAGTGCTGGTTTTGCAAATACAACAGGTCAAATAGCTGCTTTTGGTGCAGCGGCATTAAATCAAAATACAACAGGTTTATATAACACAGGTATTGGACAAAGTGCATTACAAAACAATACAACAGCATCGAGCAATACAGCGGTTGGGTATCAATCAGGTTACACAATTTCAACAAGTAATGGATTAGTAGCTTTAGGTTTTCAGTCTGCTTATTATCAAACTGCAGGAAATACTGCTATCGGTTATCAAGCTATTTATGGCTCGGCTGGTGCTGGTGGTTATAACAATACTGCTTTAGGCCAGCAATCATTGTATTCAAATACAAATGGTATAAGTAACGTGGCTTTGGGTATGCAATCTCTTTACTCTAATACTACATCCTCAAATAATACCGCAGCAGGTTACCAAGCTGGATATCAAAATACAGCCGCAAACAACACATTTATTGGTTGGTCAGCTGGTTATTACAATACATCAGGAACTGCAAACGTAGCTTTAGGTTCACAAGCGTATGCAAATGGTGGCTCATCTGCAACAGGTTCTTACAATATTGCAATAGGGTTAAGTTCTTTAGCAAGTAACCAATCAGGTTCTAATAACGTAGCTGTTGGATATCAATCACTTTATACTAATAATACAGCATCAGGCAACATAGCAGTAGGATACCAAGCTGGATATAGTACAACCTCAACAGGAAACAATACAATTGTTGGATATCAAGCCATGTACACCAACACCACAGGTGGTGGTCAAGCGTTTGGCTTCCGTGCTTTGTACAACCAAACAACTGGTACAAACAACAGTGCAGTTGGTTATCAAGCAATGTTTTCCACCACAACTGGATATCAAAACATCGCTATGGGTGATAATGCGTTGTATACCAATAGTACGGGTATCAACAACGTAGCACTTGGTATGTCGGCACTTTACTCAAACACTTCAGCCTCCAATAATACTGCAGTAGGATATCAAGCTGGATATTCGAATACGACAGGTTCTGGTAATGCTTTACTTGGTTATCAAGCAATGTATATTGGGGGTTATTCAAATCAAGTAGCTATTGGTAATCAAGCACTATATACAGGTGGTGGTGGACAAGATATTGCTATTGGTTATAAAGCTTTATATTCTGCTAATTCATCAGGTGGTTTAAATACAGCTATTGGTTATCAAGCTCTTACATCAATGACATCAGGTGCATACTCTGTGGCAGTTGGAAATTCTGCTTTATATAGCAACACAGCATCATATAACACAGCAGTAGGTTATCAATCTTTATATGCAAATACAACAGGAAGTAGTAATACTGCTTTAGGTTTAGGTTCATTAAATGCAAATACAACAGGTAGTTTAAACTCTGCTGTTGGACAAAATGCTTTATACAGCAACACAACTGCATCATATAACAATGCTGTTGGTTCAAGTGATAGCGTACTTGGTGCGGCTCTGCAATTTAATACAACAGGTGCGTATAACAATGCTTTTGGTAACGGTGCATTAGCTAAAAACACAACAGGCTCTTATAACGCATCTTTTGGTCATCAAGCACTAGCCAATAGCACAACAGCATCAAACAATGTTGCAATGGGTTACCAAGCGGCATATACAAACACAACTGGAGCACAATTAATTGCTGTAGGACTTGGTGCTTTATATAGCAACACAACAGGTATAAACAATGTGGCAATGGGAGCAAATGCTCTTTATTCAAATACAACTGCCGCACGAAACACCGCAGTAGGATACCAAGCCGCTTATTCAAATACTACAGGAAACGGAGTAACTTCTTTTGGCTCTACTACTTTATTTTCAAACACAACAGGTAATTCAAATACAGCTATTGGTAGTTGGGATGCCACTACAGGCATCATTGGTGCGATGTACTACAACACTACTGGGTCATATAATGTGGCAGTTGGTACAGGTGCTTTATCTTCAAACACCACAGCATCCAATAACACAGCAGTAGGTTATCAGGCAGGGTATTCAAACACAACCGCAGCTAATTGTGTTTTCATTGGAAGTCGTGCTGGCTATAGCTCAACTGCTCAAGGTAATACTTTTATTGGTGAAGAGTGTGGTTACAGCGTAACTACTGGAACTGGAAACACTTTTATTGGAAGTGGGCAATCAGGTTATTATCCAGCTGGTTATTACATAACTACAGGTTCTTCTAATACTATTCTTGGTAACTTCAACGGAAACCAAGGTGGTTTAGATATCCGTACAGCAAGTAACTATATCGTGTTAGCTGATGGCATTGGTCAACCTAGATTGTATAGTGATGGAAGTGGAAATATAAATGTTACGGCAAAGATTTATGGTCAAGCAAGTACAGGTGCTATTTTAACTTTAGGTGTTGGCACTACTTCTTATGTGACTATTGATGGTGGTGTAGCCGCTTTTTATCCATTTGCAGATAATACAACATCATTAGGATACTCAACTAGAAGATGGACTACAGTTTATGCAACAACAGCATTAATTAACACATCTGATGCAACTGAAAAACAACAAATCGCAGACTTAACAACTGCTGAATTAGCTACTGCAAAAGCAATAAAAAGTTTAATTAAATCATTTAAATTTAATGATGCTGTAAAAGAAAAAGGCGATGGTGCAAGAATCCATATTGGGGTTATTGCTCAAGATGTTCAAAAAGCATTTACTGATAATGGATTAGATGCAAATAAATATGGTATTTTTTGTTCTGATACTTGGTATGAAGTTAATGGAAGTGCTACAGATGAAAACGATGCACATTACACAGCATCATCACCAAATGCGGTAGAGGTAACTAAACTTGGTGTTAGATATGAAGAACTTTTAGCTTTTGTAATAGCATCACTTTAATAGGAGAATTAAATGACAACTTACACAACCACAATCAATCAGATGTTTACAGTACCTAACCCAACAGGTTATGTTGTAAATGTTATTTTTATAGTATCAGGTACAGATGGCACACATACAGCAGAAATTGGTGGAAACATTACTTTTACACCTGAGCAAAATGAACAGAATTACATACCTTACAATGAATTAACTCAAGCTGAAGTTTTGGGATGGATTAATGCTGCAACTGATAATCAAGCAAATTACTATGCAAACATTGATGGTCAAATTGCTTCTATGATTACACCACCTGTAAGTCCAAGTTCACAACCTTTACCTTGGTCAGCTTAATTTTAGGGTAAGCCATCAGCCCTTTTTGATGGCAATTTATAGGAGAATCACATGGGACAAGATAAAAAGACCCCCATTACGATTGATAATGTAGAGTATGTCTACGAAGATTTAACAAATGAGCAACAGATGCTATTTAACCATTGCATCGACTTAGACCGTAAAATAAGTTCCGCTCAGTTTAACCTTGATCAGTTAAACGTGGGTAAAAACGCTTTTATGGAAATGCTCAAAAAATCTTTAGAGACAAAACCTGAAGTAACAAACTAATATGTTTGGGATCACCCCTTTTGCTAAGGTTTCATTTGCTGCAATTGGGGTGGCATTTGTTGTAGCAACAACAGAAGATGTTGGAGTTGCCGATTCTCAAGTCTTTAACGCACAATATGTAGCAAGCGTTACAGAAACAATAACTCAGATATTTGATGTACAAAGTGAGCAGGATAACTTCTTTGAAGGCATAGTAGAAACCCTAACATCTAATGACTCAAGCACACAGACTTCCGCATTTCTAGAATCACAAACCGAAAACATTACAAGTGCTGAGACGGAAACAATTACCGCTCAGTTTTCCGTAAGTGATACAGAAAACATAAACCTAGCAGATACGCCAAGTATCAATGCTCAGTTTAGCGTAAGCGATACAGAAAACTCAGGTTTAGCCGATTCTAATACACAGTCATCCGCATTCTTAGAATCACAGACAGAAAACATTACTCTTGCAGATACAGAAGCGGCAAGTATTCAGTTCCAATTTAATGTTACTGAACCAATTACTAGTGCAGAGTCAGAGTCTATATCCGCCCAGTTTAGTGCGACTATTGTAGAAGCATGGGGGCAAACACCCTACACCATAACGCAACAGCCAAGTATTTCTGCGTTTGCTATAGCAGGTAGTCCGTTTGCAGGTAATTTTAATAGTATTGGATTCTTGGAAAACCCATCTTATGTGGTACAGGCTAACCTATTAGATTCAATTACTGAAAACGCCACAATAACTGAAACTGAAACAATAACAGCTCAGTTTCCACTAAGCATAGCCGAAAACACAACGGTACTAGATACGCCAACAATCACCGCTCAATTCTTAGAAAGTTTAAATGAAAACTTTGGTATTGCTGACTTTAGTACACAGACATCATCTTTTATAGAAAGCTTAACTGAAGCAACAACAATCGCTGAAGTTGAAACAATTATTGCTGGGTTTGTGGAGAGTATAGTTGAGCCGACTACATTAAATAATTCACAAAGTATAACCGCCCAGTTTGTAGAAATAATTGCTGAAGCGATAACAGTAGTCGATTCTAGTACCCAGCAGTCTAATTTCCTTGATAGTATTGTTGAAGCCTTTACTATTTTAGACTCGCAAATTACATCAGGTTGGATTAGAATTGATGATAGTGAAACAGCTAATTGGGGTTTTAGGAATCAAATAATTAATGAGATTGGCGGATTTGCAACAAGTACATTTGCTGGTACGCCATTTGCAGGGGATTTAAATTTTTCAAAAGTTGTACCAAATCCAATTATTGATGTCAACATTCCAAATTGGGCTACGATTAACAATACAGAAAATGCAAGTTGGAATTATAGAAATCAAATAATTAATGAAATAGGTGGGTTTGCTACTTGTACTTTTGGAGGTGCACCGTTTGCAGGATATTTGAGTTTTTCAGGTATTGTGCCTAATCCAATACTAGATCAAAATACACCAAGCTGGGCAGGAATAAGTAATAATCAAACAACAAACTGGGTATTAATTAACAATACACAATAAGGAAACATTATGGCAGAATCGTATTCAACCTCATTAAAACTCACCATCATTGGAGCTGGTGATTTAGCTGGCACATGGGGTAATGTAACCAATGCAAATCTTGGTACTTTGCTTGAGCAAGCCATTACTGGTGTACAGGCTATTAATATTTCAGGATTAACCACTTATACATTAACAAATATTAACGGTGCATTAGATGACGCTAGAAATGCAGTTCTTGTATTTCAAGGAGGAACTTCAGCTTGTACAATTACTTGCCCAGGTGGTTCAGCCAATAAAGTGTATGCAATAGTAAATCAAGGATCTTATCCAATTACTATGTCTGCATCTGGCGGATCTACAACATTGGTAATTCCAGGAGGAATGACAGCTCAAGTTTATTTAGATGGAACTAATCAAAGCGGTAGTGGAGTTGGCGTATATTCTCTTTTAAATGGCGTTCCTGGAGATTTTAAAGTAGTTGGTACATTAACAGCTGCTGGTGAAACAGATACAGGAAATATGTCAGTAGGTGGAACTTTAAGTGTTACAGGAACCACAACATTAAATGGAACATCAACAGCACCTACGCCATCCCCAGGAGACAATTCTACAAAAATAGCAACGACTGCTTTTGTTAATAACATAACAGGTTCTTTAGGAACCATGTCTCAGCAAAACGCCAATAGTGTAGCGATTACAGGCGGAAATATTAACGGCACAACTATCGGTGGGTCTACAGCTGCGGCAGGAACATTTACAACACTTGGTGGCACAACGATAACGGCATCAAGTCAATTTTCAGGACCAGGAACTGGACTTACAGGAACAGCGGCAAGTCTTTCCATTGGTGGAAATGCTGCAACAGCAACATCTGCAACATCTGCAACTAACGCTACAAACGCCACTAATGCAACTAATGTAGTATCAGGTGGAACAATAGCAAGCAATGTAACAGCAACTACGCAGTCATCAACTGATAATTCAACCAAAATAGCAACAACAGCTTTTGTTCAAGCTGCTATGCAAATACTATATCCTGTAGGTTCTATATATACATCTACAGTTAGTACAAACCCTAATACCTTGTTTGGTTTTGGAACATGGGTAGCATTTGGTGCTGGTAGAGTAATGATTGGACAAGATGGTAGTTCATTTATTGCTGGTGCTACAGGTGGTAGTGCTGATGCTATTATTGTTTCACACACCCATACATTTTCTGGAACTACAAATACAGGAAATGCAAATATATCACAAAATGCAGGTGTATATGGCAATAACGGAACTGTTTCTGGACCATTTAGTTCGTATGCAGGATATGGTAGTATTGCTCCTGCACAGGCAACAATTTCAGATAGCGGTCATACACATACTTTTAGTGGAACAACTGCATCACAAGGGTCTAGTGGAACAAATGCAAACTTACAGCCATATATTGTAGTTTATATGTGGAACAGGACAGCGTAAAAATAGTGAATGCCAGACATAAACCCTATTGCCGAAGGAGCAAAGTCTTTAGCTGAGAGCCTTGAACAAAGTAGAGAGGCTGGAAAGAAGCTCACTAAAAGCATTGAAAATATTCAACGTGATGGAACAGAGGTCGCTTTACAGGAATTAGAAGCACGAAAGAAACATAAGATTTACGAAGAAGCAATGGAAAATTCGATGATATATCGAGCTATCCAAGAGTATCAAAATCAGAGTGCAATTATTGAGGCGGAGAATCAAGCCGAACGAGAATTCAAAGCCAAGTATGGTGTTAAAGAATGGTCAAAAGTATTAGAATTAAAACAAGTAGTAGAAAAAGAGCATCAAGAAAGTAAGAAGTATTACGGTCATAAATTAGAAGATGTAAGACGTGTGCAGTTTTATTGTTGGTTTGCTGCTTTTATAATTACTTGTTTGTTGTTTTATTTTAATCTTGTATGAGCTGGGTTAAGTATTGGTTTGCGGTATTTTTAGTTGAATTAGCTATTTGGTCTTATGTTATTTATTTACATTTTGAGATTAAAGAACTAGAAAAAATACAAGTACCAAAACCAAAATTTGATAAAGAACATAAGGTATTAGTACGAACCAAGAAAGATATAGTCCGTGGATGATGAGTTATTCAAATGGTGGACAATGATGGCATTAATTTGTATGATGTTAATTATTCTTTTAAAGGATTAATATGGCACTAGATCCAATTTCAGCAGCCTTAGACCTTGGTAATACTCTAATCACTAGAATCTTTCCAGATCCAGCTCAAGCCGCTAACGCCAAGTTAGAACTCCTAAAACTACAACAGTCTGGCGATCTTGCCACGATGACAGCTCAAACTGATATTAACAAAGTAGAAGCTGCTAGTTCTAGTCTATTTGTCTCTGGATGGAGACCAGCAATTGGTTGGGTATGTGCCCTGGCTTTAGCTTACCAATATTTAGGAAAGCCGCTTGCAACTGGAATATTACCTGCTTTTGGAGTCAATGTACCTCTATTGCCAGGTCTTGATGATAATTTATGGCAACTCATGATGGGAATGCTTGGCATGGGTGGTTTAAGAACATTTGAAAAAGTACAAGGAGTAGCATCAAAATGAACACAAAAGATCATATATTAGTAATTTCCACTTATGCTTTAGTGGGTGTTATTGCTGCATTTATCATTATGTTTATTTATGCCATCATTGATCCAGCTGTGGATGATACGAAGGTGTTTGACATTATTGGACCAGCATTTCAAACCGTTATTGGTGGATTTATTGGCTTGATTATAGGAATTAAAATAGGTGAAAATGATGACAAATGACCAGTTAAAAGCAATTGGTATTGATGAAAAATGGTTACAGCCATTACTAGATGTATTTGAAAAATATCAAATTAATACACCTAAAAGACAAGCATCATTCATTGGTCAATGTATGCATGAGTCAGGTAACTTTAAAATTGTTGAAGAAAATCTTCATTACAAACCTGATCGTTTACATGCTGTTTTTCCAAGTCGCTTTCCTACTGTAGAATCAGCCTTACCATTTGACACACCAGAAAAGATTGCCAATAAGATTTATGGTGGCCGTATGGGTAATTTAGAAGATGGCGATGGTTTTAAGTACAGAGGAAGGGGTTTGGTCCAACTTACTGGTCGTGATTCTTATAAAGCATTTACCGATGCTACAGGAGTTGATGCAATTAATAATCCTGATTTACTGTTACAGCCAGAATACGCTTGTTTATCTGCTGGCTGGTTTTGGAATAAAAGAACGCTCAATATGTGTGCTGATGCTGATGATTATAAAACCATGACGCAACGTATTAATGGTGGTTTGTTGGGATTAGCAGAGCGAACATTAAATATTACTAAAGTACTAAAGATACTGGTATAAACCCTATGCCTTTACGCAAATTAACTTTAAAGCCTGGCTTGTATCGAGAAGGCACAAATTATTCCAACTCTGGTGGTTGGTATGATGGTGACAAAGTTCGATTTCGTGCTGGGCTACCTGAAAAAATTGGTGGCTGGACACAAGTTAATTCAAACACATTCAATGGAATAGCAAGATCGTTATGGGTGTGGTCAAGTGCAACAACAGGCATTAGTAATAACTATATTGGTGTAGGAACCAGCACAAGTTATTATTTGTATTTTGGTGGTATCTACAATGATATTACACCGATTATTCAAACAGATACATCGGTTACTATTACAACCAATGGAACAACTACTGTTACTTTAACAGACAATTCATATAGTCCGAATGTAGGGGATTACATTAATTTTTCTATTTCTTATACGGTAGGAGGATATACTTTCTTTGGTAATTACCTTGTTACATCAACGCCTACTTCTACAACTTATACAATTACTGCAACAAGTGCACCATCATCCGCAAGTGCAACCGTTACTGTTAATTATTTATATCCAAGTGGATTAAGTACTTATACAACAGGTACTGGATGGGGAGCAGGATCTTGGAGTGGAACTACAGGTTTTTCTACAGTTAATTTAACCAATCCTTTTACTACAACTGCAAGTAGTTATGTTGTTTCAGTTACGCAAACAGCACATGGCTTAACAACAGGTAATTCAGTATCTTTTTTAAGTGTAGCTTCCTCTGTTGGTGGAATACCTAAAGGTATCTTACAGCAGTCATATGCAGTAACAGTAACAGGAGCAAATACATATACTATAAATGTAACGGCTGCTTGGTCTCCTAATGCGGTAACTTCAGCAACAGGTGGTGGAGCAGTTACAGTATTTATTCCAGCCACATCTTCTACATCAACACCATCTGCCATAGGATGGGGACAAGCATCTTCATCAGGTAGTGCATCATCAGGAACACAATTAAGGTTATGGTCAAACGATAACTTTGGAGCGGATCTTGTTTTTTCTCCTCGTGGTGGTCCTATTTATTATTGGCAAAATTCCAATGGGGTATCAAGCCGTGGTGTATCTTTACAGTCATTGGCTAATCAAACAACTCTATTACTTGATTCAGTAACATTTAGTTCTGGATCGACTAACATTACGGTAACATCAGCAAATGCACCTTATATATATCCATATATGTATATTTCTGGAACAGGTATTCCAGCAAACACTTATATCGTAGCCATGAATAATGTAACTGGTGTTGGAACAATTAGTAACACAACAACGGCTCCTTCGAGTGGTAGTTATACAATTACTTATGCTGGTGCATTTGTACCCAATTCAACTTATCAGGTTCTTTCTTCTGAAGTGCAAGAGTTTTTAATTTGTTTTGGTGCTAATCCTTATAGTCCTGGATCACCTAATACTTCATTTAATCCTTTATTGGTAAGATGGTCAGATCAAGGAAATGTATATCAATGGATTCCAGAAATAACCAATCAATCTGGTGAATACGCATTAGGAAATGGATCTTATATTGTTGGAGCAAGGTCAACTCGTCAAGAGATTTTAGTTTGGACTGATTCAGCTTTATATTCAATGCAATATATTGGCACTCCTTATGTATGGGGATTCCAGCTCTTAATGGATAATATATCGATTATGAGTCCTAACTGTATGATTACGATTAATAATGTAACGTATTGGATGGGTCGTGATCGTTTTTACATGTATAACGGTACTGTTCAAACCTTGCCTTGTGATTTAAAACAATACATATTTGATAATATTAATCAAAACCAAAACTTTCAAGTTTTTGTAGGATCTAATGAAGGATTTAATGAAGTATGGTGGTTCTATGTTTCTATTGATGGAAACAATGGTTCTAATACTCAACCCAATTCTGTTATTGATAAATATGTTATTTACAATTATGTAGAAAATACTTGGGCCTATGGAACAATGGCACGTTCTGCATGGTTTCAAACTGGTATTAATCAATTCCCTATTGCTGCTGACTATAACGGCAGATTGCTTTACCATGAAAATGGCTGTGATGATGTTTCTACAGGAACTCCGCAACCTATAACATCATATATTCAATCTTCTGATTTTGAAGTAAGTCCAGATGATGCAGGACAACATTTTGGATTTGTTTGGAGAATGTTCCCAGATGTGAACTTTAACGGTTCTACAACCAATAATCCATCTTTAACTATTCAAATTTTGCCAAGAAATAGTTCTGGATCAGCTTATGGAGTAGCGGCTAATCCTGCTGTAACCAGTTTACAAAACTATACCAATATTCCTGAATATACAATTCAACAATTTACAGCTGAAGTATTTACTCGATTAAGAGGTAGGCAGATGTCATTTATTATTAAATCAACAGGTCAAAATGGAGTTGCATGGCAATTAGGAACTCCTCGTTTTGATATTAGACCTGATGGCAGACGCTAGGTTTACAATCTGTTCAAATGGTGATATAATAAGGAGTATAAGATAATGGCAAATATTCAAAAATATAATGGCACTCCTTTAGCACCAACGCCTCCCAACTTACCTGTTGCTCCAGCGACTTATGATGCTGGACATGACAATCAAGTATTAAGCCAATTGCGTTTATATTTTAATCAGTTAAATAATTACACTCAGGCAACTGCAACGCCAGATTATGGATTAAAAGGACAGCGACCTTTGGCTAATTTGCAAATAGGTCAGCAGTATTTTGATCAAACTCTTGGATATCCTATTTATTGGAATGGTCAAAAATGGGTAAATTATGCTGGCACAGCGGTTTAATTATGATAAAATTATTCCAAATAACTCAATAGGTCGTGTATGAGTCTACCGTTAATTGCCAAACACTTAGAGCAGCATGGTCGTGGAGACGATACCCACTTAGTCCATATGACTACTGGGGAGCTTCAAGCCCTACAAAAATTGGCAAATCAACACGGTGGTTCACTTAGTATTAATCCTCATACTGGTCTTCCTGAAGCTGGTTTTTTAAGTGCTGCTCTTCCTATGGTGGCTGGTGCTGCTTTAATGGCTACTGGAGTAGGTGCTCCACTTGCAGCTGCAATTGTTGG